GTGAGTCAGTGCAGATTGCCGAGTGGTTTATGCCGTTGCAATCCTAGAAAAAGAAACCCCCTCGAGAGAGGGGGAGTCACGGGAGTTCCACTATGTTGACTAAGGGGGTCAATGTTGTGGTATCTTCGACCTCGGCTAAGAGACAAAGACGTGTGTATTGTACGTCACGTTACAACAAGTGACAACTCGTTACGATAAGTAACAAAGTGTTACCTTTCTACACACTTCTTTTCTTTAAGTCAGAGATTACTGGGCGTTAGGCTGGGGAACCGAAGAACCCCGGAGCGGAGTTGACCCTCTTCATGATGCGCCCCGCTGGTCGAGAGCAGATCAAGCGGATAGATGACAAGATTCGATACAGTAATTAACGCTCGTCATTATTAACTAACTTCATGTCAGAGCTTGCTCTGGCATTAAAAGGGTAAGTGTGGATTATGAATATGTTTGTAGTTGTAGATATGCGTTCAGGCATGATGGATGGCATGTATCCAAGTTTGGAGAGTGCAAAGCAAATGGCTGAGTTTATGGAAAGTCGTTACAAGGGCAGTTTCTTTCGGGTCATGGAAATACACGACGATGGCCGGGAGTGTCAGTGGGCTTTTCCGCCAGATCATTTGATGCACTGGGATATGAAAGAGGTGTTCTATAAAGACCGGGAGTATGTCCAGTGATAATTCTAAAAGACGGTACGTACTACGAGCCAAGCGATGAGGAGATTATCAACTGGCAGAGAGCCTACGATAAGATCGATGTCCATAAGGAGCTGGCGGCTATAGCTAACTGGGCTGACGCTAATCCCGGTAAGCGTAAAGTGAACGGCGCAAGGTTTGTGGTCAACTGGCTCAAGCGTGCTAATGATAGTGGTGGCTCACCTTACACGCAGAAGTTTAAGTCGGAAGGTGGTAAAATTAGCTCTCGGGATATGGAGCTGGAAGACGAGCTATATCACGACTTCTTAGGTACGCATCAGGAGTATTTTCTCAATAAGTATGGCCGGTGCTACACAAAGACCGGGGAGAGACTGACTCGTGAGCAGCCATAACTGGGTAGTCAACAACGAACATCAGGCGCGTGAGCTATGTAACTTTATCATGGCTAATGTCGATAAAAAGCTGACCTATCAGATCAAGCCACAGACACGCACTAGTCAACAAAACAAAGCCATCTACGCTTACTGCGCGCATGTCGCACGAGAGCTGGATGCCCGGGGAAAGGATATGCAACAAGTCGTAACGATGTCGATTCCACCAACTAAGGAGCTGGTTAAGCTCATTATGTGGGATAAAGTACAAGAGGCGTTATTTGGCAGGAAGTCATCGTCTGACCTACTAACTAACGAGGTAGACGACGTGCAGCGTGTCATTGGAAGGCACCTCGCTGAGACTCACGACATTGATGTGCCGTTCGGGCGATGAGTCACATGCGCCGATGCATCGTCTGCAATGCAGCTATGATGCCCTTTTTCTATCAAACCAAACCACACGGCCTGCAAGGCTTTAAATGCACATGCGGTGTATGGGAGCGCGCGGTAGCCGATGAAAGGAATTTAACCTATGCCGACTTCAACAAAGCCGAAAAAACAAAAAACCGTAGCGAAGCTGAGAGAAGAGGCCGCCGTGCTACTCCAAAAGCTTGTGAGAATGAAGGCTGCGGATGAGAACGGCCTAGCCTCTTGTGTGACCTGCGGGAAGCGCCAGCACTACAAAGAAATGGATGGCGGTCACTTTATTAGTCGTAAGTGGACAGCTACCAAGCTGGTAGAAGAGAACATCCACCCGCAGTGCAAAGGCTGTAACCAGTACGCCAGTGGCCGGCACGATGACTACTCACTGTATATGGTAGACACCTACGGCATCGAGATGGTCAGGGAGCTGAACGATAAGAAGCGTGAGCTGTGTAAGCAGAATCGCATTGAGCTAGAAGATATCAAGGTGGAGTTAAAGCTACGAATAGCCGAGCAAGCTGTTCGCCTTGGAGAAAAGTAAAAAAATGGCTTACCTGCCTTGCGCGCCGTGTCAGGATATGAGACATTAGGGGTGTCGGGGATGTCCCGGCATCAACGGGAGAGACACAATGGCAAATCGAAAAACTATTTATGTAACTGCTAACGGTCAAATGGCTTTTGGCCGTATGCGTATCACCAAGTCGCATGACGGCAAGCGCGTGCTTGTATTCACTCACAAAGAAATCGCTGGCCTCACTAACATGGATGGCGAGCAGATGTACGAAGTGGTTGGTGACTTGTGGCAAGAGTTTCCGGGGTGGACTTTGAAGGAAGTGGCCGAGCGTATGCAAAATTGGTATGGAGAGGTTGCATAAGCGGCCTTTACCAAGGGAGAAAAGTTATGAACGAAGTAGCGCGAGAAAATTTAGTGTTGGCGATGGCAGAGCGATATCTCACCAATAGTATCGACAGCAAGCGAGTCCCTAGCGTAGAGGTCTGTGTTGATGGTTTGCTTTTTGAAAAGCCGCAGGCTTGGTGGGGTGACGAGCAAGACGTGCTTGAATGGGCTATCCGCGCACGAGACGAGATTATTGAGGGCCGCAACTATATGGCGAGCAAGGGACGAGGCCTGCACGATGAGCCAGTCGATCCCGCTTGGTGCTACCAATGAACGCTGACATAGAGCTGCGCATCTTATCTCTGCTACGGGCGCGCTACTTTGATCACGAGGTGGCGTCCATCATCGAGCAGGAATTTCCGCACCTAAACGAGTTCGATATCGAAGACTTACCGGCGCGTATTAAGCGCATAGGAGCTATGTTATGAGCTATTCATGGGAATCAGTGGTCGTCGACTGGGTTGATGAATGGAAGGTTTGGTCTGTCTGCGGGCTCGATGCACAAGGCAACAGCGAATATCTATCTGACGCTGCACTCAAAAAACACGCAATCAATGACGCATTGGAGTACGCCTTTCGTAGTGGCAATAAGCCTTTAAGTCGACGCGTAGACGTTTACTCAAAACAGGGTGCGCGGGTGCAGTGCTACAGCATGGAAGAAGCGGAAGCGGAGAAGCGCCAAAAGGAATATGAGCAGGTCTACGTTGTTACGGTAGAGACTGTGCGCCGGGATAGTTATGTTGTCGTAGCTGCCAGCGAGGCTGATCTCAAAGACAAGTTTAAAAACGATAGGAAGCGTTGGGTGCCAGAAAGGTCAGAGCCTGAAGAGGCAAGCATTATCAGTTCGCAAAAAACTTACCGATTAAAACGAGGATTCTAGTCATGAGATACTCGCGTTACGTTTTACCTTCCATAAGCTTGATTGCCGGCGTCGTCATGCTGGGCTTTGTGGGGGAGATGGATTATCAAGACGCGCTTGCAGAAGAGGCGCACTACACAAACATGGTCTGTGCCGGGCATTGGCCTGACTACAAAAATCTGGGGATTAGTTGTGAAGCTCAACCAAAACCAAATGCAGGAGGCGATGTCTCTTTTTGAGCGAGGCGTAGACACTTGGTCTATCTCGCAAGTCATGGGCGTACACTACGACACAATGCGCAGATACCTAAGAATCTACGAGAAGTACGGGGAGTCGATATTCACCAAAGATCCCGTGCCGGTTGATGAGTCTGTGGATAAGTCTTAGAATCAGCGGGTCATTGGCAGTGAGGCGATAGTATGCTGCAAGTGGTTGGTATCCAGTGGTATCCGGTACGACCGGGCAACATGCCTAAGAACGAAAGAACGGTGCTTGTCGCATTTGACGACATGACTGTGGAATCGTGGCCTCTTACTTTCAGTGACATTATGGACGGCGAGATACGGGCAGGACACAGCATGGGGCTGTACTGGGCCGACTCAATACCGCACCCAGACGAGGATTAGGACGGTGGCAACGACAAGACGGCAAAAGGTACGCGCTGTTAAAGATGAAGAGAACAGGCGCGCATTAAGCATTAGGGGTAAGGCCGACTACATCTTTGATTTAATTGATCAAATCGGTGAGCTGGACCCTGAAGAGGACCAGCACTTCGCAGCTAAGGTTCAGCAGAAGAAGACACAGGCTGAATTGAGGCTCAAGATGCTCGCTAAGACGCTACCTGATCTCAAGCAAGTGGATGCAGATCTCACTAGTAGCGATGGTTCCATGACTCCACCAATGGTGATTGAACTTGTCGCAAAAGGTCTCGATTGAACTACCGCCTAAACTAGCCGACCTATTTACCGGGGAAGCTAGATACCGTTGCTCATACGGTGGCCGGGGAAGCGCTAAGACTCGCTCGTTCGCTCTAATGACTGCTGTATGGGGCATGCGCTGGGGTGTGGCTGGCAAGCAAGGCCAGATACTGTGCGCACGAGAACACCTAAACTCTCTCGATGAATCCTCTATGGAGGAGGTGAAGTCAGCCATCCGCTCTGTTCCCTGTCTCATGGACTACTACGAGATAGGCGAGCGATACATACGCAGCCGGGATGGGCGGATTAGCTACGTATTCTCTGGCTTACGCAGGAACCTCGATAGCATTAAGTCTAAGGCTCGTATTCTTCTGTGCTGGGTGGACGAGGCAGAGACAGTTACTGAGACGGCATGGCAAAAGCTTATCCCTACAGTGCGAGAGGACGACTCAGAGATATGGGTAACGTGGAATCCTGAAAACAAAAAATCCGCAACGCATAATCGATTCCGGGTAACTGAGCCCGAGCAATGCAAGATCGTTGAGATGAATTGGCGGGATAACCCGTGGTTTCCAGCGGTATTGGAGCAGGAGCGCCAACAAGACCTAAAGAAACGCCCGGATGTCTATGATCATATTTGGGAGGGTGACTTCAGGATCTTCTCAGAAGGCGCCTACTACACGAATGAGATGGCTAACGCGTTACACGAGGGCAGGATAGATCGTGTCCCCTACGAGCGCTCAGTGGGCGTGGTGACGGCGTGGGACTTAGGAGTCGGTGACTCTACTGCTATCTGGTTTGCGCAGTTTGTCGGTCCAGAGGTGAGGCTTATTGATTACTACGAGAACGCCGGGGTGGGCCTTGATCACTACGCACGTATTCTGCAAGAGAAGGGTTATATTTACGAGCAGCATATCTTGCCTCACGATGTCAGGGTTAGGGAGCTAGGCAGCGGCCGGTCACGGTTAGAGGTATTGGATAACTTACGCGTAACCCCGGTATCGATTGCCCCGCAGCTAAACGTAGACGACGGCATCCAAGCGGTCAGGTCGCTACTGGATATGTGCTACTTCGATAAGGACAAGTGTGAGAAGGGTATCGATTGTCTTAGGCAGTATCGCCGGCAGTACAATGAGACCATGCAGGTGTGGGCTGAGAGGCCGTTGCACGACTGGACATCACACTGTGCGGATGCCTTCCGATACCTTGCGATAGGCAGGAAAGAGTTCTCAGATTGGGGTTCTCCCATAAGGCGTAACCTAAAAGGCATTGTCTGATATAATCGGGGCTTCGTATTGGAGGCTTCATGGCAATTGGCGAACGCTTACGCGGCATTCTTGATGAACTAATCGCTACCGGGTACCCCGAGCAGGTGGCCGAGCGCATTGCTTCTGGCGACCTCCCAATGGATACAGCGTCTCGTATGCAGCGTGCCGAGGCTATGGGCTTCGACCCTAGTGACGTCCAATATCACGGCACAGAAGCGGACATTACGCAGTTCAGACCCAGCGCAAAAGGCAAAATGGGGCCGGGTGTTTACACTACCCCTAGCCCATCTAAGGCGTCTGTATTTGCAGGATATCCAAGCCCTTATGCTGAGGGCGGCAATGTCATGCCTTTATTGTTGCGTGGAGACTACATTAAGCGTGCTGACGCATTCGATTTGCGGCCTGAGATTAGCGGCAGAGAAGGCCAGCGCATCCTGAATGAAACTCTTGAGGGTATGGGGTACGCAGGTAGTAAAGCAGGGGAGCGAGGCTCTTTAGCGCCTGAAGCGGTCACGTTTGACCCTCGCAATGTTCGCTCCCTGTTCGCCGCATTCGACCCTGAGTACAAAGGCTCCAACGTCCTCGGTGGTACAGCAGCAGGGGCTTTGGGTCTAACAGCATTGATGGCGCCACAGGAGGCAGAGGCTAAGACTCCAGAGTTCTTAGCGAGCCTACCTCAATTAGAGCCGTACGAGCCCGGCCTAATCGATAGCGCCGTACAGAATGCGGCTAATTTCCTGAAGGACATCGGCGCCACTGAGTCTGACTACACTGCTAACCAAATGGCTTCCAGCCTATCTAACTTGGCTGACTTCACGCCGATTGTAGGCGATGTAAAGGGTTTTGCTGAGGCTCGTGATGCATTTAGCGAGGGCAACTACGGTGAGGCAGCGCTGCTCGGTGGTTTAGGTCTATTGGGGGCGATACCAGTAGGCGGTGACATTCTTGCTGGAGCTGCGAAGGGAATGTTTATCGGGCCAAGTGCTCGTAACTTTAACTTTGAGCAAATGCGCCGCCATCAGGAGATGGAAGAAGCTGGAAAGAGTCAGCGCGAAATTTTAGCTGAGACCGGGCTGTTCAGAGGCGCAGACGGCAGGGTACGCTCTGAAATCTCTGACGCAACTGCAAAATCAACGCCATTCCCATTCGGGCAAAATCCAACTTTAGATGCAGCTCCTATACAAACCACGGTGGGCGGTATCCTTGAGCACCCAGAGCTTTTCCGTAACTACCCGTTCTTGCAGGACGTGAAAGTTAATAATATGGCGATGACTGATCCGGGGACTATGCACCAAGCTGGCGGTTATTACGATCCAAATACTGGAGAGCTTACACTTAACCCATTAGCTGCAAGCTCAGAGGACGCCTCACGCAATATCATGCTGCACGAGTTGCAGCACATGATCCAGCAAGCTGAAGGATTCGCGAAGGGCGGGAATGCCGAAAGCGCGCAACGTATCGCCGGAATGATCAATCGCCAAGAGTTTCAAGACGCCTTCGATTATGGCCTTGAAGAAACCGCATACAAACGAACAGAAATATTAGACGAGCTAAGAGCGTTGCGGCCGGCAGAGACGCTATACCGCATGCAAAACATTGGCCGTCCTAAAGACCTATTCAACAGCGACTTTTGGTATCGGCTCAGCGACGATGTCATTAGTGAGATTGGGTCTCCTCCACGCAGGGGGCAGGCTTCCTTAGACTACGCACAACGAGCCGGCAAAGTTATCTCCCGCCTATTGCAGACTAAGGGTGACGATCAGTTCATATACGCTCAAGGGCAAGAAAGGCTCGATGAGGTGGGCTCTGACATAAAGCGTCTCATGCGTAACGCAGAAGCCAAACTTAACAGGTATGACGCGAATCCAAAAAATCAGGAAGCTATCTCGGCGGTCGAAGAGCGCAAGCGAAGAAATACGTTAAGGCTTAACGAGACTGAGCAAGAGAGCTATAACCGTCTCGGAGGCGAGGTTGAGTCTCGTAACACAGAGGCCCGTCAGGCGATGACAATGGAAGAGCGGCTCGCTACTCCGTACTACTTAACGCAAGATATACCGAATCGAGAGCAGGAAATGTACCGCCTTACTGATCGAGGGCACCTGATTACATATCCAGAGCGAAATCGCTTTGATCTGCTTTATCCCCGCGGCTTGCTAGGGGAGTGATATAATGGCTACACCGAGAAAAGGTAAGGCAAAAGTAAAGGTAACGGCCTCCGGCAAGAAAGTTTCGTATGGGCAAGCCGGAAAGGCCAAGGATGGCAAGCCGCGAGTAAGGCCCGGAACCAGTAAAGGCGACGCCTATTGTGCGCGCTCTTCTGGTCAGATGAAGAAACACCCGAAAGCGGCTGCCAACCCTAACTCACCGCTACGGCTGTCTCGTAAGCGCTGGAAGTGCGCAGGCACTAAGTCGAGGAGAAAGTAAATGGCATGTGGTTACGGTAAGAAAAGAAAGGGGAAGAAACGTGGCAAGTAAAATGAAGCCGTGTGCAGGCTGTCCAACACCATCCTTATGCAAGGCTGCCGGTAAGTGCCGGGCCAAGAAGCGAGGAAAGGGCTATGCCAAGTAAAAAGGGGCTTTATGCAAACATCCAAGCAAAGCGCAAACGGATTAAGGCAGGCTCTGGCGAAAAGATGCGAAAGGCTGGAGAGAAAGGCGCGCCTACCGCTAAAGCATTTAAGAAGGCGGCTAAGACAGCTAAGAAGCCGGCTAAGAAGCGCAAGTAATTCACTACTGAGGATAATCTAATGGCTAATCCATTCCACAACCGCGGGCCGAACGAGTTTGGCCTCGTACACGACATGCTCGAGGTCAGCGCCAGCGACTCGACTGATAACGTCGGCACCGGAAACATCGCAGTTGGTCTCTACATTGAGGTCGGCGGCACAGTTGTCTTTTTAAATAAGGACGGCAACGAGCGCACGGTAGTTGTGCCTGACAACTTCTACCTGACCTGCTCTGTGAGTAGAGTAAAGTCTTCTGGCACGACAGCAACTGGCATCCACGCACTGGTGACTTGATATGAGTATCGGACTCGGGGTTGCGCTACAGCGCTTAAAGCAAGTACGTTCAATTTACAGCGTTGCCGGCAAGATTCCGGGGTTCACTGCTGACTTCATAAGGAACAAGTATCCGGGTCACACATCACTCTCCAGTGCCATAACCCACGCCCGAGCTGGCAATGCCACTATGACGGACGGCTATGGGCCTGAGCTTGTTACCAATGGTTCGTTTACGGATAGCATTGATGGCTGGTCAGGAGCGGGTTGGGTTTGGTCTAGCAGGGGCGCATCATACGACAGCGGATCAAGTGTCACTGTTGCGTTAAGCCAAGACGTAGCTGTTGAAGCAGGTAAGACATACATTGTCACCTTCACATTGATAGACGTTTCCGGCGGCACTCCTTCGCTTATGGACGGCGAACAATCGCTTCAATCGCACTCAGCAAGTGGCAATTATGAATACGTTTATATTGCTGACTCATCCACCTTTGAGTTGGGCTTCAGAGGCGGCACGGCTGCCTTTTATGTAGACAACGTAAGCGTCCGAGAGATGCCTGTTATTAAATGGGGGCCGCATAATCTGCTGACGTACTCTGAGGATTTTAGTAATGCTGGATGGCTTAAATTGCCAAGCGATGCCTTGTCATCAGAAACAGTAACAGGGCCGTTTGAAGGAACCTCAGCCTACAGGTTTACATCTGTTGACCATAACCATTACTTAGAAAATCGGAATGTAACGGTAGTTGCTGGAGCAACTTATACGTTTTCTTTTTGGGGTAAAGATGCTGGTGGCGCTGACACTCCTAAATATCGCATATACGATGCGTCAAACAGCGCAGAAATTGCAAAAGCAGACTGGTCTAATTTCAGTTCTACTGAGTTTAAGCAACAGGTTATTACATTTACGGCTCCTTCTGGATGTACAAATATTTCGGTATCTGTAGATCATTACAGCGGAGGGCAAGTAGATTTCTACATCTGGGGCGCACACCTTTACCGCTCAGACTTAGGCGGCATGGTAGACAACCCTGATCGTGGGGACTCATACGTCCCTACAACGTCTTCTGCTGAGTACCTCCCACGCATAGGCCACCACGTCTACAACGGCTCTGCATGGGTAAATGAGGGGCTTCTGGCAGAGTCTGAGGCTAGGACTAATGAGATGACTTCTGATTCGTTCAGTCCACAGCAGGGATCAATAACATCCGACGCCGCTGTATCGCCCGACGGCACTGAAAACGCTTATCAGTTTATAGAAAACACAGATCCTTCAGTTTTACATAGAATAGTTAAAACCACTCAAGGCACAGATAATGTGGAGTCTTGCTTTTCCGTTTACCTCAAAGCTAACGGCAGATCGTCTTTTTCTTTGCACGTTTTTGATGCTGACGCTACATCAAATTATTTTCAAGCTTCTGTTACAGAGGGGTTTAATTTAGCGGGTGGCTCTACCTCCACAGGAGGCAATGGCACAGTTACTACATCTACATTACAAGATGTTGGAAACGGTTGGTATAGATTTTCCGTGTCTGGGGTTGCAAATACTTCTGGTACTGGCGGTGCTGTCAACGCTCAAGTAAGAGTTAGAGATTCAGGCGATCAACAATACTACACAGGCGACGGATCATCAGGCTTTTACTATTATGGCTTTCAGTTCGAAGCAGGTTCTACGCCATCAAGCTACATTCCTAACGAGGCGACAACTACAAGAGCCGCAGAAACCTTCACGATCCCATCGGCTAACCTACCGTGGCCTTCGCCGCAGTACATAGGTTCTGAGCTGGTTACTAATGGTACGTTTGATACGGATAGTGATTGGACTAAGGGGACTGGTTGGAGTATTAGTGGTGGTACAGCTTCTAGTGACGGTACTCAGACAGCTAACGCTAATTTAGATCAAACGATTAATACGACTAGCGGGTCTGTTTATCACGTCACGTTTGACTTAACTAGAGGATCTGGAGGTTTAACAGGAAGTTTTGCTGGTCATGGATCATCTGGGCAAAAGACAGCTAGTGGTAGCTATGAATTTTTCACTATAGCTGACAGCTCTTCTGAAGTATTGAGGTTTGTTGCTACTTCTAGCTTTACAGGCTCAGTAGACAACGTCAGCGTCCGCGAGATAAACCCCCTGTCAGTCTCCATCGGCATGGAAGGTAGGGCCAGTTTTGCTGATGAGGATGCTGACGCTACGGTTCGTCCATATAAATGGGAACAAGACGGAAACAATTTGGTGTGGCTTGATTTAGATACAAATGTTGGCACTGGGGATTTACAGTTCAATCAAATACAGTCTGGGACATACGACAAGGTGCAAGAAAATTCAGCCTACTCCCCAGACATCCTAGTCCCCTACAACATCGCTGTTCGCCACGGCTCTACGTTCGTTAATGGAGCCTATGACGGTGTAGCACTAACGGCTAACACAACCCCTACGGCTCTCCCTGATCTCTCTAGCACTGACTTGAATCTAGCCTATGACTACATGGGAACCATCTCAGAGTTCCGTGTATGGGACAAAGACTTGGGTGACGCTGGTATTGTAGAGGCAACTAATCCATCGCTAGAGCCATCCCTGAGTCTTGAATTTTCAGGACTTGGTACTAGCAGTTTCACCGTCAGCGATTGGGCAGAATGATGCCAGCATATAGGACTAAATGGACAAGAGACGTTGTGGAGCAGGCAGCTCAGAACTATCTGTATAAGTGGGAGTTTGTCCAAGAAAACAGCGGCGCGGCTAAGGCGGCAAAAGAAGAGGGTTACTTCGACGATTTAACCGCTCATATGCTAGTAAAGCAGAATGCATGGACATACGAGTCCGTAAAGGCAGAGGCAGAAAAATACGAAGTAAGAGATCATTTTGCTAGGGGCTGTCCTGGCGCAATGAAGTGGGCCAAACGGCACGGCGTATATGATGAAATCTGTGAACATATGGGGTGGCATCGTAGAGGTGACTTCGATGCTGTATACATATGGAAAGTTAAAGATGAAGACGACGTATACAAGGTTGGCGTTACCTCTTACAGGCTAAAAGACAAAAGGATTAACTGGGTGTCTAATGCTTCTGGCTATGAAGTTGAGGGTTATATTTTGAAACAGTTTGATAATGCTTGCGAAATAGAAACGCAGTTGTTGTCTTTAGGTGACGCATTGCATGATGCAGACTTTAATGGTGCCACTGAATTTAGGCGGTTTACAGCAGATGATTTAGTTAAATGCTTTGAGCTTCTTAGTGTGGACAGCTTAGAAAGCGACTGGAGGCACTAATGGGTACGAAAGTTAACAGCAACTACGAAGATCTCTTAACCTTTACCAGAGCCTCTAAAGGCCATGCCCTGCGCCCTGTTAGCTATGGGGATGAGCTTGTAGAGAATGGTACTTTTGATAGTGATACAAGCGAT